CTAAAGTCATTGTTGGTGATCGCATTCTTCAACTCGAGCTTAACCCTTCTGGTTGGTATCTTACCACTGTCATGAACACCCTTATGACGCACCGTACTGTTGCTGCTGCTTATTTGGATTTGGCCCCTGTGCCAGAAACTATTGCGTCAATGCGTAAACATTTGAAGCAGGCAAACGGTGGTGATGATCTTGGGTATTCTACTGATCGAACTTGGTTCGACATCGTGTCTCTCGCACACGAGGTTGCTCGACGTGGTATGTACCTTGAGAGTGATGTCCTCGAATCTAGACGTGCTCTCTTTCTCACTTTTTATTCTCACACTCTTAGATTGCGTTCCATTGGTGATAGTGGACGTTTTCTTTATGTTGCTTGTGGACGACTTGGTAAAATTTTGTCCGCTTTTAACTACCTTAAAACCAGTGAAGGCGAAATTAACTGGCAGCGCAATGCTTCTCGCGTTGTCGGTCTTATGCTGAATCTTTGGCCTTACAGGTATGAGTATGATTTGATGTTTCCTTATTTGTATCACCTGATTCACCACTTCTTTTTAATGAGTGGCTCAAACCTCTCTTCTGAGTGGTCTGGTGTTTTCAGGTCTATTCCGACTGATTTGTTTATGTTGTCCTTGCGGAATGGTCATGCATACGAAACGGGGTTAGTTTTTTCCCCATCGCGTAACTTTAGCAGTCCAACTGTGGTAAAGCGATCGCTGCAATCTGCTTTAAAGAGTGACCCTTTCATTAACAATCAATCTGATACAAATATAATTTCTGGCTGCTGTAATAATAGAATGTCTGATACCGCTGTTCAACGCGGTTCAAGAAAAATTGATGCTATCTTGGACTCCATGGAGAAGAAGAGTAGTTTATCGGCTGATGGCCGGGCTTGGCTTATTGCTGCTTGTGATATATTTCACGACACAAATTTTGTGCTCGCCGGTTATCCTGATGTTAACACATCTGCAACTGTGTGTCAACTGATTAAGAAGCAGTTCCAGCTCACCGTTCCTAGTGGACTGGCTGGGGCTAATTGGGATTGTTCCATTGCCCTATTCCCTACTCTAGCTAGTCTGGAGTATGGTGTGATCAACACCATTGGTGCTACTGGTGTTGTTACTGCTTCTACTGCCGCTGCTGCTTTTAATACTGGTGGTTTGGTTATTAATGCCGGCCCTCAAGGGGCGGTGTTGTGGCCTAATGCTGCCACTCCACAGATCGTCACCACGAATTTTCAGTCTCAATCTCTTGATATTAGTGAGTTTGATAAGGGAAATATTCGAATCATTGGGATGGGTTTTGAGGTTGTAAATACGACCGCAGACCTCACTAAACAAGGGCAGGTTACGTGTTGGCGTATGCCGTCTAACCCTACGTATAATACTGTGTCAATTAATAACACTGTAACTGCTACCACTACTTCATATCCCAATGTTATTAATCGACTTCCGCCTGGTACTCTTGCGGATGCTATGCTCTTATATGGTAGTCGTTCATGGGCTGCTAGGGAAGGAGCGTATGTTGTTTCTCGTCAGTCTTCTCTCGAGAATCCCCTTCAACGTGGTGATTTTACTCCTGATTTTTATTCTACTGCTGATTTTCAGTATAATACTGCAGGGAACTTTTTATATTCCCCTGATTTTCTTAATACATCTGGTGGTGGGTCCAA